TCTATAGCTTTTTCTTTTTGAGTATCTTCTAAGCTATTATATTCTTTTGATGATATCAAATTATTAATCAAATTATAAGAATTTTTTGCATATTGTGTTTTGTATTTTGAATATTCTTCATTTGTCATTCTATACACATTTCCATTTATTGTAAAAGTCTTATCTATAGAACTCTCAGGAATTATAGATTTATTTCCATTTTTTTCATACAAGCTATTTATTTCCTTATCAACATCATTTTGAGTTACCTCTTTCGTTGTTGCTGGATTTATAAAATTATTAAATGCTCTAATTGGCAAATTTGTTGATTGTTTTAATTCATTTCCCCATATATCTGCTTTAGTAGGTAACTTTTGTCTTAGTCCTGGTATTTTAGACATCATCTGTAATTTTGTTTGGTCAATAGCTTTGGGTAATAAACCAGTCTTAGTTGATGTTGTACTTCTTTCATAATCATCGGCAGTCTTAGCTACTTGACCTAATAATGTTGGTACAAATTGATTTACATATGATTTTACTGCATTTGTTCCCATTGCAGAAAGTTTATCTTCACTATAACTACTCAAAGCACTTGTTAATCCACTAATCATTGACATTTCACTCATAGGAGATATAGATTTTGCCATTCCATTAGCCCAATTCTCTAAAGAATTTAATATTTGATTTGTTTTTTTGTTGTCATCTGAACTAATACTACTTTTTTCATTTTGATTAGAATTTTTAATTGAATATGCTTCTGCACCAGTAAATAATGGAATCCCCACAGGTGCTAACCAGTCTAAAGAATATGTTTTTCCCGCTATTTGTATCGAATAAGACTGTTTTCCAGTAGCTTCATCATAATTTTCTTTTTTATCATCATCTAAACCTGAAGCCTTTAATAGCCCTGCATCTGCTAATGCATATCCCAATACTGCTATTCCAGTTCCTGTTAATCCCCTCGAAAGATTGTCTATATATTTATTAACTGAGATATTTCCTTTACTTAGTTTTACCGTATCTGTTGTTATTGTTTTTAATAATCCTACTGGATTATATTCTAAACCAGCTTTTGCCACGTTCATTGGTGTCTTTACGAAAGGTAGAATTGCATCTGTAGTACCTTTTGTCAATTTATTTTTTCTTGAAAATTGATTTATTGCAGAAGCTATTGAATTTGCTTGATGGAAGGTTGCTTCTTTTGCCTGTTGCACTGCATAATTTCTAGCTTTTCCTAGTTGGCTATCTGTAATATTATCTACATTTATCTTATTAGCCGTAATATAATCAGATAAAGCTTTTTGATAAGCTGACTTTAGTCCTAATCCATCCTCCGCTTCCAATAAATTATCATTCAAATCAAACAATTTTCCTAATGTTTTTTCTAGTATATCAGATTTGAATGTTTTTCTAGCATTTTGTAGTCTAGATTGTGGATTATATTTATTTTCATTTAATTCTAATCTTGATTGTACTTCCATATTATTAAAATCATTTTTGGCAAATTCTTTAGTTTTCTTATCAGAAAAAGCAATCGTTTTTGTTCTTTCCATATCAGGATTAAATTTACTTACAATATCTTCTATGCCTCCAGCTAATTTGTCTTTTACTCTTTGAGTTTTACCCATAGCAACATTTCCAACCATATTTCTTATATGTGTTCTTGGGTTTGCCAACATAGAAAAATATCTCCAACTATCTATCTTTTCAATAGTCGATTTTGGTACTTGTTCTCCTAATTCTTCATAGACACTATCTATATTTTTATACATTGTTTCTTTATCTTTTGAACTAGTTATTTTCTCAATCATTTCTGGGGTTAGATCAAATAAATCGACTTTATCTGTTATATCTTTTCCCAGTTTATTGATAACTTTAATATTTCCTTCGCTATCTTTTGTTATAGTTCCACCCTTTTTCTTTGCTAACTCATTATTCATTTTGTCTACTGAACGTTGTATCCATGTTGCTTGTCCTTCAGGTGTTTGGTGATTTAACATTGATAAAGCTTGTACTGTTTGACCAGCATTTGTTCCAGCCATAGCTGTTGCCTGTATTGCTTCTTGTAAATTTGTTTTATCTCCAACTTTAGAATAATATTGTATTAGTCTTTCTCCTACTGCTATATCTACAGCTTCTATTTTACCTCCTGTTGTAGCTCTATTCATTAATGATTTTAGTTCTGATTCAGGACTAGAATTGTTTATTCTAGCATCTGCTTGAGCTAATTGTGATTTATTTGTTTCAGGTACATAAGTATCTGTTCCCATTAGTTCTTTTGCTATAGATTTAGCTTCTTTTGTTGTATTACTACTTTCTATTATGCTTTTGTAATGTTTTCTTATTTTTCCTTCTGATCTTTCTATTTCATTCCAATTTATAGTTTCTCCTTGAGTATTAATATTTTCTTTTGTTGGAAGATTCAATTCCGTTTTTGTGCTTTCTTTTGTTGGTAAATTATATTCTTTTAAGTTTTTGCCTGTTCCTTGCTTTTGATAGTTATCTTCTACAAATTGTTGCCAATCTTTTGTTGGTACTGCATACTTTTTATTTATATTTGCATATTGTCCTTCATCTCCATTTATCCAAGCAATTTCAGAAGGTTTTATTTCTTTACTATGTACTTTAGACCTATCCATTCCTGCATATTCCAATGCTTGTTCATATGATGTACTAACAAATGTACCATTTTTTATTACATAAGATGAATATACTCGAACTTTATTTCTTTTTAAATCTCTTTCTGCATCTTCTTTTGAATAATCTCCCCAACTAAAACTTTCTTCATCATTAATAGCTTCTTCAAATGTTTTTATATCTTCAATATTTCTTATTCCAACATGATAATCATCTAGCATAGGATTTGTTTTTTTAATAATATCTAATTGCTTTTCTTTATGAGTAATTGATTTATAATTACTTTTATCTTGTTGTTTCAAATTTAAAGTCTGCATATTTTCGTTAGCATTTTCATATATATAATTTGAAATATCATTTCCTAGTTGTTTTATTGATTCTTCTTTTGAGTTTACTGTAAATTGATTTATTAGTTCTTTTCCGTTATACATTTCTATATTTAATCTACCATCATTACGTTTATTATAATTTATAGTGTTAGACAATAATAAATCTTCATATCTTTTTGTATTTTTCCCAAAAGAAAAAGAACCTGAATTATTTTCAGATTCTACATATCGTCCATTTCTTCCATCATCCACCAGTCTATTACTTTGTTGTATATTTTCTTGATTAGTTTCTTGATAATCTTCATTACTATCACCCAGCCTTTTAAAATATTTAAACATACTGTCCTTAATTTTGTCAATAGTATTTCTATTATTCATATAATGTTCATATAATCTATGTTTAGGATTTATCTTTGAACTTTCAGGAGCAACATTAGACATATCCATATTATTGTACTTTTCATTCACAAATCTTGTTCTTGTATTATCTGCTTCTATTTCTCCTAAACTTTCATAATAATTCTTTTTACTTAATTTTGATGTAGTTCCTAACTCATGTCCTTCTATATCTTGTATTACATGCTGTATTTCATGTATTAAAGTACCCTCTGCCATTTTATTATTTTTTATAGAATTAGTACTTAATGTTATACTTTTATTATTCTTATTATAATTTCCACCTATTTTGTCTATATTTTTAATTTGAACTTTTAATTCTTTTAGTTGTGGATATAATGTAAATAGTGTATCATGTTCTAATATATCGCTTAATTTGTATGTCTTATCACTTTTCATTTTTACATTTTTTAATGACATATCCCTATCGGAAAATTCATATTTCCAATCTCCGTGTTTATCCTGAAACCAACCAGTTCTTTGTCTTATTTGTTCATTATCAATATTTTGTTTGGCTAATTTTTGTGCAGTATCGTATGCATTTATTCCACTATTGTATAAATAATTATCATTTCTTATATTATCTAATGATTTTCTACCTGCTATAGAGAATTTTGTTAAATTCTCATTTTTACTAAACTCTTGACTATAAGCCGTTTCAAATTTATTTTTTATATCAATCCAAAATAACTTTTCATTTTTACCACCAGTAAATTTATTTAATTTATCAATTACCCAGTTGTATATTTTCTTTGCAACAGATTGATTTTGATTTACGAGTCTATTAACATATTCTTGACTTCCTAGTTCTCTCTGTAAAATGCTCATAGTTGCTTCTTCATCAACTATTTTATTGAAATTTTCATCTGATATTTGTATATTATCATTTTTATATGCCTGTTTATATGTATTTTCTAATGATTTTCTTGCACTCTCCCAGTTTTCTTTTCTACTAGCATCTTTCAATATCATGTTTTGGACTTCGTTTAAATCTAAATCATGTCCTAGTTCATGTATTGCAAGTTCTTGTACTCTTGTGTTAGTATCTTGTGCTTTAGGATTAAATACAACTTCTCTTCCTGATATATTTCCTTGTTCATCATATGTTGGTTTCCAAACGGAAAAAGCATCATTATTATTTTGAAAAGTATTCTCATCAAAATAAGCATTAATTCCCCTTTTATCAAACATTTGCTTTATTTCTTTTAAATCTTCATTTTTATAATCTATGTTATATTGTTTTGCACTTTCATTAAAATCTTTTATTATTGTATTTTTAGTATTGTTTCTTTCTGTTATATTAGATTTTGAAGTATTTTTGTCTTGAATTGGTATAACTTGTTGTTCTTGAGTTTCAAATTGATTTTGTGGGGCATTTGGTTGTATATTGTAGTTATTATCTATTATGCTCTGAGCTTTATTTAACATATTTTGAGTATTACTATCTAATTCTTTTCCTGTATAATAATCTTTATATTTGTTCACTTGTTGTTCTACACTATCTAACATCATTTTTGATGTATCTAGTTGTTGTCCAGCTTCTTTCACAGCATTTTGAATTTCTTGTCCTGTAATCTTTTGATTGCTGTGTAACTTTTCAACTATTCCTGTACAAGACTGAATACCTAAATTAGCCCCACCTAATATAGCACTTACTAATCCTCCATTTATTCCATCTTGTAACATTTTTTGTCCTATTCCTTCCCACTGTGCCTTATCTTTTCCAGCTACTGTTTGGGCTGTTAATTCTTGAATAGGGTCAATTATTGCTTCTTGAATAATATTATCAGCAATACCAATTCCATAATTTTTTAATACTGTTTTCATGCTACTTTTAGTAAGTTCTTTAATTCCTTCTTTTACTACCTCTTTGCCAGTACCTTTTACTAATGCTTTTACTCCTTTTCCTGCTTTAGATAGATTTTCTATTCCTATCATTTCAGTAGCACCTTCCATTAATCCCATAATGCCAGAATATTTTTGAGCTTCTTCATCGTTCATTCCTCTTTGTTTAGCATCTTCATAATATTGACCACTTGCTGAACCAGATGCATATACTGCACCAAATCCAGGAATAAAAGATGGTATCATTTGACCTATTGATGGAGCAAGTTCGGCAGTTTTCTTTAAAATAGGATTATTTATAGTATCTATATTTTTTTGGATTTTTTCATTATTATTGTTAATTTTTTCTTTAAGTTTATTTTGATAATTATCTTGATTGTTCTTCATATTATTGATATATTTATTATTTTGTTCTAACATTGATTTGGCTTTTTCATCATTTGGATTTTTATTTAATTGTTCTTGTAAAAATTCATTATTCATATTTACAGCATTATTAAAAGAGTTATTTCTTGTACTTCTTTCTAATTGTTGTCTAAAATAATTTATACCATTATTAATCCCTAATCCTACATTTTGCACATTTTTTCCTGATTCATTCGCAATACTTTGCACTTGTTCCCAAATAGAAGTTTTATTATTTTTATATAATTCATTTGTAGAAGTCTTAATATTATTATAACTTGGTGTATTCTTATATGCTTTTTTCAAATCTCCAATCGTTGTAGTATGTTTATTTGTATCATATGAACCGTGCTGTGTAACATAATCATTAAATTTTTGATTTGCTTCATTTTGAATATTTTGTGCTTCTTGCCTATTTTTATTTATTCTTTCTTGTTGTTCCTCTAGTGCTTTTTTTCTTTCATCTTCTGTTAAATTTGACAATCTAACTAATCTCATATTAATTCACTCCTACATATCCATAATAGTTCAAAAGTTCATCTACACTCGAAAATGTTTTTCCTGATATTCCATCTCTTACTGCTCCTTGATTTCCTGGTTGCTGCAATATTGTCATTTTACTAATAACTTCTTTAGCTTCTGGTACATTAACTTGTTCAGAAGCTACTTTTAATCCTTCACTACTACTGCTCTTCTTTGAACTACTTTTGCTAGTAGATTTAGAAGAGCTACTTGTTCTACTAGCACTAGCTTTTTTTGATAATTCATACTGCTTTTGCCATTGACTATCTGACACTGCATCTCTTTGCTTTTGATAATCAAAAGATTGTTTCCATTGACTATCTGAAACACTATCCCTTTGTTGTTGATAATCATAATTCTTTTGCTTCCATTGATTTTCAATCTCATTTTGTCTAACTTGTTCATCAAATGTTTTTTGCCATTGATTATCAGATACTTTGTCACGTTCCTTTTGATACAAATATTGTTCTCTATTTTGTCTTAACTCATAATTCTGTGTTAATAATTGTAATCTTTGTGCATATAAATCAACCGCTGCTTGAGCCTGTTGTACACTTCCTTGTTGTCTTGCTTGTGCAATTTTAAAATCATAATCACTTTTTAAATCTCTTGCATTATTTAATGTATCTGTTACATTTTTTTGGTATGTATTATATAATGCTGTTTTTGTTGTTTCCGCATATCCACTATTAGCCAATCCTTGCTGTGCTAATTGTTCTGCTTGTACGCCATACTGATTAGTTTGTTTTTGCCAATTTGAATATAAACTTTGATTTGTTTTATCAACATCTTTATCTATCTTTTCTTTTTCCCTATTTAATTCATCAGTTTGTATTTTAGTTTGTTGATTAATTAATTCATTTTGCTTTTTTTGTTGTTCATTTAATAAATTATTTTGCTGATTCATTAAACTATCTATATCTTCATATCCAGTCGCCATATTTTTTTCTCCTTTTAATTAATTCTTTTCCATATATAACAAGTAATATATGGTTGTAAAAGTGAAACAGAAGTAGAACCACCTGAACTTGTTGTTTGTTGACCAGAACCAGCTATTGTATGAATGTGTCCTTTGCCTCCACCAGTTTTTCCTGTTGTATTATTTGTTTCATCTTCATATTGTGGATTTCCTTGGTCTTTTCCAATATAAACTCCTGCTCCAATACGAGTTCTGTTATAAGATGATGAACCCCATGAACCAAAAGCATATTTGATATGGCTATGTGATGGAATTTGGTCTACTGTTAATGTTGTACTTCCTGTATTTCCACCGTGATTATGACTTGCTATTGTATGTTTATGTGAAATATCCACTGTTTTATTTCCGCCAGTTTTTTCCACTGTGTTAAAATTACTATCGTTTGTATTAATCCCAACTGGTACTCTACCAGCTCCCCATAATTGCCAAGTTCCAAAACCTAAATATGTTGCTGGATTTACATTTTTTGTATCAAAAATTAATTTACCAACATAATATTTTTTCTTATTATCTTCAAGCAATTTTGCATTAACATCTTTTTTTATTTGAGTTACTATATCATCTATCTCTTTTGTTAGAACTTCATTGAGGTAATTTTTTATCACTAAAGAGCCTTCATCAAACTTTCTTTTTAATTCATCTGATTCTAAAGTTGGACTATCAGACAAATTTTCTATAATATTTAAATTTTCTTCTAATTTTGTTAAAGCCATTTTATTTCCTCCTATTTCTTTATATAACCACCTACAAATGCCTCTATTATCGCACTAAATATACCAAATGGTTTATCTATTTCATCACTATAAAACTTTAATGACATTTCATTTACTTTTTTTTCTTTAATTTTATATATTAAATATGATTTATCTGTTGTTATAAAACTAAAGTTAGCAAAATTCATATTATTAAAAGTAAATCCATTGGATGATTTTTTCGTAACAAATTTATACTCTTCTGATTTATCTGTTCTTTTAGCTATTTTTATTAATCCATTAGGAATTGTCTTTATTTTTGCTATTCCTCCACGTTTATTGGTGGTTTTTAATTGATTATTATAACCAAAGTTATCCATTGGTGTTGTCCAATAAGATTGAATAGTTTTTGTATTATCATTCGTTCCTTCTAAAATAAAAATAGAACCTTCCTCGGTCCCTATATATAATTTATCATTATATTCTTTTAATATAGATGGTTTAATGCTTGATATATCCCAATAAAACCATTCATACTCAAAACTATTTAAACTAGCATATTTCTGTCTACTATCTGCTAAATATATTTTTCCATTTACTAATATAAATAAATATCCTTGATATTCTGTCATCATAGCTTGTTTATAATTATTTTCATTTGTCATTTTTACATCAACCATTGTGCTTCTATGTGCAATAACTTGTTTACTATCTATTTTTTCTGTAGAAATTCCTTCTAATCCATATCGACTTAAATAAACAATATCATCTTGAAAATTACTGCTTCCTACATAACACCCAACACTTACATTTCCCTGTTTTGTTGGGTATATTTTTCCATTCTCTAAGTCTAACGTTGGTTCGTGATAAAACACATTAGCATTATTTTGGTCTAAATTTTTAAAAATCCATAATACATTATTTCCAACAGTCATTCCAGTTATTGCTGAATCACTTGAACCATCTTCATAATAGTCTAAATCACTAATATATTCTGGATTATTTAATTTTGAATGAAATACTGCATTAGGATAATCAGGATTTCCTGTATAAAACAATCTATTATCAAATAATAGTACATTTGTACACTTATTTATTCTGTCAGCATATCCATCTATTGTTTTTGAAAATGTAATAAATACATTGTCATCTCCCAAAGTTGACTTACTTGGTGCTGTATTAAATGTTACTTTTCCATTTGCTCTATCTACTGTAAAATTTTTATTTTCAGTTTGTGTTGTTCCATTTACAGTTGCTACAACAGTAGAATTATCAATATTTTGTGCATCTAAATAATATTCTTTTGATGTTCCATCTCCTACAAAACTATTAATTCTTTTTGGTTGCAACACATTTACATCTTCTAATAATTCTCCTCCACCTTTTCCTCCTGCTTTTCTACTGATACTTGTTCTAGGAATATATGGATTATCATTTTCTATTTTTTTAACTGTGTCTCCATTGTAAGTAAGATAATTTTTTCCATCGTTAATATATAATTTATTATTCAATTTATTAAAATTGCTTCTAATATTATTCATATCACTATATAAAATTTTTAAATGTTCATTATCTGGAACACTAGGAAAATTACTCCATTCATATAACCTCGTTCCACTATGTATTATAGCTTTAGTTAGCCCAAATATATATATACCATTTATTTTACTATTACTTATTTGAGCTATTTTCCTATAACCTGGTCTAGTTTCTATGCAAGTTCCTTGATTATCTCTATAATTTTTCCACACATTTAAAGCATCTGGACTTCTTTTTATATCAACAAGACTAGGTTCATCTAAGAAATCTACTCCTGTGAAATCAGCATACATTCTTTTTATTCCTGTAGCCATTTTTTACCTCCTAAATATCATATTCACTTTCTTTTAATATAACAGTTGGTATATTTTTTCTAGTATCTAATGATTGCAACTTTCTTTGATATTCGGTTGCGAATGCAGTATAATCAGCACTTGGGTCTGTTTTTAATAAATCATCAGCTACCTTATATGGTAATATTCCTTGAACATCTTCATCAATTTCAAGATAAAAATCATCCGCGGTTTCTTCATTTATTTCTTGAGGATATTTATAATATTCTAAAATAGTCTTTCCCTCTAAATTGTCATTTATATAAATTTTGTTTTGTATAGTATAATAATCTGAATTAATAGGTTTATTATTTTTATCTAATGTTATTATATTTTTAATTTGATATAAATCTGATGGTAAATTATATGCTGTATAATTATCTTCTTTTTTATCATCATCTATTTCTTCATAAACTTTCATTCCTACAATTTTCTTCGTAAGAGCTAATTCCTTATATGCTAAGTTATAAATAAATGGTATTCTTAATGCTATATCTTCATCTTCTGTTTTTTCTTTTAAATTTGGTGAATATTCTTCGATTAAAGCTAATGCTATTTTTTTATTTTCTCCATATGTCATATTAAGACCTCCAAGTCCGCCAGATTCGAACTGGCTAATCCTTTTACTTGATATAAAAAACAGAGGGAATTAATCCCTCTTGTATTATGGTAATTCTACAGCTTGAACAGTTATATCAGTTGTTTCACCTTTTATTATTACTTTACCAGCATTTTCTCCTGATACATTTTCAAATTTTCCGCTTTCAATAACTATTCCATATGTTTTCCCAGAAGGAATAGAAACTTCTAAATCTTCCGTTCCTTGTAAAGAATTACCTTTTAGTATTGTTGCTTTCTTGCTTTCGCTAGAATGTGAATTAGTTATCATAAGTAATATTTTACCATCTGATTTTTCTGTATAATCCACACTAGCACCTGCAGATGCATCTACAGCAACAGCACTTTCAATTTCTTTAGCTTCATTTCTTAATAATTTTGTATTTTCAATTTTTGTCATAGCCATTTTTATCAACTCCATTCTTTATTTTTATTTTTGATGACATCTTAATACTGCACATTCTTTTGGTCTAACCATTTTACCACCATATGTATTTAATCCTTTTACTGCTTCTGCAAAACCTCTCTCTGGTTCATATGGCTTTAATTTATCTATACCGTTGCAATAAGCAAATGCTTTTGATGTTTTAACAATTATATAATCATCTGTTCCATCGTTATAAGCATTGTTTGTCATTTTTACTTTAGCATTATTGTATAAACCTAAGACTCCTTGTGCTATCAATTCATCATTATTTGTTTTTAGTTCTATTAATTTATTTTGGAATAAACTATAAAACCAAGGTGTTAAGTACATAGTAACTTTGTCTTTTGTACTTACTCCTTGGCTCCATAATTTTACAAATATTTCATCAATAGCTTTTTTTGCATCTTCGGCTGTTGAAATTTCTTTTGATTCTGTTTTATAACCAGCATTCTTTGCCATTTGTGTTGCACAGAATATATCTTCTTGTTCTGCCATTCCTCTTGTTGTTTCTTCTTGTAATGCTTCCATTACTCCTTCTGTAGCTTGAGCTTTATCTATGTCATCCATTCCATAATTGAAATAATCAAATTGGTCGATATCTAGATATGTTGAAGCATCTGGGATTCTTTCAGCTGGGTCAATATCTTTATTAGGAATATATTTTTTAATAGTTGGTCTTCCAACATTTAATATTTTTACTCTCTTTCCTTGTCCAGCTTCTCCTTCAAATTTGAAATCACAATCTTGTTTAAATACTGTGAATTTTGGTAATTCGTGTTGTATGTATTTTGACCATACAGTTGGTTTAAAATTTGCATAACTCATTTTATATCTCTCCTTTACTTTTTTTATTTGCCCCATTTTTTCATTGAAGCCATAACATTTTTAAATATTGTAGGGTTGTCCAAATCTTTAGAAGTCAATTTGTCAACTTCTTCAGATGTATAATATTTTTTTACTTTTGATTCTCCTACTGTTGATTTAATACTACCTGTACTAGCAGGTTTTTCTACCTCTTTATGATTTAATTTTTCATACAAATCATAAATATCAGTAATAGAAGTATCTGAATTAAACTTCTTAGAAAACTCTTTAAATGCTTTATCTTCTAATATTTTTTCATCTACCCCTTTGTCTTTTAATTCTTTTAATTTCAATTCACTAGATAAATAATTACCTAATTGCATAAATTCCGCTTCTTCTCTTTTACTTATTTTATTGTTTTGTTTTAAAGAAGCTAGTTCATTGGCTCTACTTTGAATTTCATCAAATTCTGCAGAACTAATTAAATCTTGAGCATCTGATTCTCCTAATCTTTCTAAATCTCTGTTATTAAACTTTGATTCATATTTAGGAATATCTACTCCTTGTTCTTTATAGAAACTATTGACTTTTTCAAGAATATCTTCATCATCACTAGCACCTAATCCAGCACGAATTGTACTTTCGAGTTGCTTATATCTTTCAATTTCTCTATCTTTTTCTGCTAATTGTCTTTTTGCTTTTCTTTCAACTCTCCCTACTCTCGATTTAACTGCATTATCAATATCTTCTTGTGTTAGTTGTCTTTCTTCTTGACCATCTTGTTCTTCTTGAGAAGGTTCATTTTCAACTAACTCCTCATCAATATTTTCTACATCCATATTTTCATCATTTGGCATATGTAACCTCCCATTTTAAGTCTGTCGACTATTAATTCCTAAATGCTTTTTCTGTCTTCATCAGTTTTGGACAATAAAAAAAGAGCTTATTTGCTCTAATTAGCTTAGTTGTTTGATTGTTGATTATTAATCATATCCACTTCTTCAGGAGTTACTCCTGTTTGTTGTTTATTTTGATTTTCCTGTTGTATCATTACTTGTTCCATTGCTCCGTTTAATGCATTTCCTTGTTTTTCTATTTCTGTAATTATTTTGTTTTTCTCTTCTCTAGTCTTTAATATTTCTTTTAATTTTGATTTTGGCATTGTAGAATCCTCTGGTAATGCATTAACATATTCTTCAAATGTAATTTGACCAGCACTTAATAAATTTTCTAAACTCATTTCCATTGCATATTTATCATATGGAGATTTAGGTGTTATATCTATTTTTATATCTAATTCTAGTTTTGCTAAATCTTCATAGCTTAATTTGTATTGTGTATCATAAGTAGTGTCATTGGCATAATCTTTTTCTTGTTTTGTTAATTTTATTCCATCTGTGCTATATGCTTTTAACATTTCAAACCATATTCTTGCAATATCTTCTATAAATGTTTTATAAGCTTCTACTTGTGAATTTATTGGTTGCTGACTAGCTTGTTGCACTGCTAATATTGCTTTACCACTTGTTTGTGTAGGGTCTATGTTTCCAGTTACGTTATCTCCTGCACCAGCTAGATTTTGTGTATCATCTATTAGTTCTTTTTGCAAATTGTATGCATCTGTACTCATTTGAACTGGTTTTAAATAATTAACAACTTTATTTACATCATCAGCATTTAATTCATTAACTTCAATTGTTGTTCCTACACTGTTCAAAGCTTTAGTGTTCTTTATATACTTTGTATTTGCTACAAGCTTTGGAAAAGCTCCTAATTTTACAGCTAATGCTCTTCTAGTTGCTGTTTTATTTATTTCAATTTGATTTGGAATTAAATATTCGACTTCCCCTTGTCCTCTGCTACTTCCTTTAACTCTTATCCAACTATAATGTGCAACAGGATATAATTTTATCTTTAAATCTGTATCATCCATTATATTTGCTAATCTAGTACATTTTTTAGCCCAAACTGTTCCATTGTGCTTATATAATTTTAATAGTACCAAACACATTGGACTTATTTCATCTGTTCTTCTATCTTTTCCTGCTTGTTCATGATACTCTTCATCACTAACTATTTTCTGTATTTCTTCTTCAGGCATTTTATTTACTCTTGCTTCTTCTTTTACTTCATCAACTGTTCTTCTAAAAGAAATAATAATATACGGTTGAGATTGAATATTATCATCATTTTCATTTCCATAATATATATTAGTCTTATCTACTTGTTCTGGAACTATGTTTTCATTGTCTTCATAAAAATAAACAATACCTTCAGAATCAATACAAGCATCATCAACACAATTTCTTACAATTTTATCAACTTGGTTTTTCTCCCATGTTCTATTGGCAAATCTATTTAAACTATCACACAAATCTTGTAACTTTTTTCTTTGTTCTTCATTTTCATATGTATCCGAATTGAAATATATTTGATATGAATTAGTTTTTACCACTCCAACTTTATATTTAACAATAGATTGTATTATATTTAATGTAATAGGTTGTATTCCACCTAATTTTGCATTTTCCCATTGGTTTCCTAAATAAAACTTATAATTCTTATCAGATTTTTCATATAAATTTTGCCTATAATTATAGTCAACACCTTTTTGGTATTCATTCCATACATCTGTTGCAATATTTTTATTTTCCATCTATATATCCTCCTGGCTCATTGAAGTTCCATCGTAATTGTCTAAATTTTTTAATTCTTTACTTAGTTCTTCTATTGCTTTTTCTTGCTCTTTTTCTTCTTTTATTGTTTTAATAGGATGTTTTATTTTTTCCGTTGCTTTTGGCATTTCTGATGTTTTTCCAATCCTGAAGCCAAAATAAAAGCCTACTGATAAGCAGACTACTGGAAACACAACATATAAAAAATTAATCATTTTTCTTGCTCCTCTTTTTTGTTTTCTTTTTAATTATAACTTTATTTTTTTGTTCTCTTTGTTTTATTTTTTCTCTTAATACACTTTTTTTCATAATACACCTCCTAAAATATTTCTATTTCACTTCCATAATCGCTTTGAATATTATCTTCATCTATCCCAAATTCTTTATCTATAAAAGCATTTATTTCTTCATTTTGTGATATTAGCTTTTTCATTACTTGTTGTGGCCTTATATAATAAGATATAGCTAAAGCCATAACTAAATCATCATGATAACCATCTTCCGCTTCTGCTCTTCCACTTTTATTTACAATAAATGTAAGCATTTCTCTTAATGTATCTTTATCATTGATTTTTTCAATCTCATCCTTTACAATCTCTTGTAAATTAGCTAATATTAAAGGTCTTGTTATTGATGTTGTTCTAAATCCAAATGCTTTTTCGTGTTTAGTAATATATGTATCTTCTTTTTTTCTAACATACATATTAGGGTAATTTAACTCTATTAATTTTTGAATTGGATATGTACTAAAATTACACTCTGGGGCAAGCAATGCTTTGTTGTAAAACATACCTAAGCAGTATATTTGCTTTACATATTCTATTTCATCATATTGTTGCTTTAATACTGCGACTTGCTCTCCTGTAATATTGTTTATTACATGTGCTGTAAAATAGTCTGAGCCTTCTCCTGAGGTATCTCCTCCAATAACATAAGGAATATTATTTTCTGGGTACTTATATATTTTTATACTACCTTTTTCTTCTTCCCTAAATTTCCTTCCTCTTATTCTTAATCCATCATAATAACAAGAAAAAGAACCTTGTATTATTGGTTCTTTAACTTCATTTATTCTATTAATAATATTTTTCTTATTAAAATAGCATTTACCTGTTGACAAAAATGCTTCTTCTGGACTTATTGGATATTCTTGTTTGAATTTATCCACATCTCCACCACAGTTGTTTTTAATGCACCATCTTCTCCACTCTAACTGTTCTAAAGAAACATTATACATTTTTTGTAGTTCTATTTCTTCTTGTGTTAATTGGAATCCCGTATATTGCATTTTATATTCTTCTAATTCATTCCAGCCAACAAATAGTGGATAAAAATCATTTTCTCCTGCAACTGATTTGTCCCATAATTCTTTAAAATAATCAAATCCATTTGCTGTACTTTCTATTATCACAATGCTCTCAGGTATATTAGGAACTGCTTGTAATAATCCTAATAATGTATCTTGCTTGTTTCCTTCCCAAAAGGCTAATTCTGATAAATGCAGTGCTGTAAATGTATCAGAACGTCCTATTCCTTTACCTCCTGCTGTCATACATTTTATCTTACTATCAAGTCCTGTCCCTTCTTCATTATTAAATACTAATTCTTTAGCATTTGACTTCTTTTGCTCAGGTTTTATAGACTCAGGTAAATACTCTAACATTCTTTTGCTCATATTAAATAAATTTGTTGTACTATCTTCTTTGTGTGCAACTATACCAGCATTATAATTGTGGTTCGTAACAACATTCTTAAATATAATTGATTCTGTTTCTGTGCTAAATCCCATTTGCCTTGCTTTTAATATTATTATTCTTATCGGCTTTTTTTCTTCATATAATTTTTTGACAACATTATAATATTTTAGTTGTGGTTCATTAAGCTTTAATGGAATTACATTGCCTTTTTTATCTCTTATTTTTATATAAGATTCTATATATTTTTTTGTATTAATACTCATTGCCTTCAACTCTTTTTATATATTCTTCATAAGAAGTATCTACATTTATATTTTCTTGTTTATCTTTCCACCCAAAGTTATTTTTTAGATTAAATATAATTCCTGTTGTTCCATTGTCTGTTATCAGATGTTTTTCTAAATAATTTTCTACTCTTAATTTTGCTTTTTTTATTGTGTCGGAAAATTCTTCTTTTTTAGCATATTCACATAGTGTATCTCTACAAATATCAAGAGCTATACATAGTCCTGTTATTGTATATGGTTCGTTTTTCATATCACATTCTTTAAAGTATATATCTATCTTGTTTTGTAGTTCTTCTTTCTTAGATATTTTATGTGGTCTTCCTCTCGGCATTTGTTTTCACATCCTTTCTTTGGTCTATATCTAAAACAATAATCATAGTTTCTGCATTGCTCACATTTATACTTCATGCAATTTGCATAGTTAATTTTGTCGCTCATAATATACACACTTTGGACATATAATGTCATTGTTTTTGAATACTCTTATTTCACAGTCAAATTTATCTTTGTTTTTACATTTTGAACAATGCTCTTTTTTGTATTTTTCTATTCTTTCTTGATTAGTCATATGTACATCTCCTTTTATTTTATTTTTCGACATATTTTGACATTATTTTTATTTTTGGTTTGTTATAATCTTTTTTGAGTCTGAACATCACGGAGAAAGGTGGTGATATTATGAATCAAACTGAAGTAGCTTTACAGTTAACTCTTGAAGCCATGAAACATTTTACAAATGCAAATAATGTAAATAACGATAATGATGTATCTGTTATTGCAAAACGTACATACACACTATATAATTCAATTTATTATAATTTATTTGCTCAACCAGACGACCAAATAGATAATTAATAAATTATTGTAGCTATATCACACATAGCTTTAACATTGCATACAATTTGTTCAGACTCATTATTAAAATCTTTTTCTTGATTTATTTTCTTTTCTAAACTATCATTTAGTCTATTCAATCTTTTCATTTCATCTAATAAATAATCTTTTATTTCCATATCTTTTCCTCTTTTCTTTTATTTATAAAACACTATGTAATGATATGAAGAGTTGTATTTCCTCAGATTTACACCCCCCTGTTTCCAGAATTTTATTTATATCACTACATACTATTTTATAAATATTAATTAGAACTCGCTAGGAAAGTTCTGTTATTATTTTAAGGGGTTTGTTTTAGATTGATTATCTGTACTCTATGGTTGGATTTGCACCAACAATCCCTGCAGGTTGTTTTACTACTTAAACTACATAGAAATATAATAAAAAGAATAGACATTTAAAACATCTACTCTTATACACAAACAAATATAATATTATTGTAATAAATACTTTAGTAATCTTGGGCTTGTCCATTTCTGAACGATTACACTTTTCATTAATAATATTTTATCACTTTAAATCGTCACATTTGTCACATATATTATTTTTTTCTAAATATCTTTTTAATTTCATTTTTGCAACACTTTCTGAACTATAATTCATTAAAAACATTATCTGTAACCACGTTTTATTATCATTATATCTGTATCTTATTATATCTCTTAACTCTGCATTTTCTACATAATTTAGCTCATACTCTAATTGTAATCTCATTTTATCTAGTTTATATGTTTTGTCTTTTATCATCTTTTTGTATTTTCTTTTTAGTCCTGCATTTTTTGGTATTTCAACACCGTTCTATTACACAATTATGTTTTATGTATGGATAGCTTGTACTACTTCCTTGTACACTATCTTTTATTACTGTGCATTCTTTATTTTCTATTTTTTTTATTCTTTGTCTTAACCTTTCCAGTTCATTATTTGTATTTTCTATTTTATCTAAAAAGTCTTTATTCATTAGTGTGCCTCCTTTTTATATTTTCTCTTATTAATTCATCTTTTAAGTCATCTAAAATCTTATATGCTCTATTTAATTGTGCTTGATTCTGTTTTCTTTTTGTTATATCTAATAAGTTTATATTCTCTAATTCTTTCATTGTGTCTATTACTATGTTGTATATATGATTTATTGTCATTTGTATCACCTACTTTTAGTTATTATCTACATATTCTTTTATGTTAGGAATAGCCTGTTTTTTGATTATTCTTGCTATATCTTTTAATATTTGTTCTTTTTCCTCTTCTAAAATATCATTAGCAACTATATCTAATTTTTTAAATATTTCCCTATAATCTTCTGCCTTTGGATTTTCTATTCCTATTTGTATTAAAAATTTGCATATTCTCATAGGTGTAATATACTTATCTAAAAAAGCATATGGGCTTTTGGTTTCTGAATTTTTTATATGTTTCACTTCTTGAAATTTATCTCCAACTATTTTTATTCTTTTTTCTCCATCTAATGTTTTTATTACTATTCCTTCTCTTATACAGTCTGTCCCTTCCAGTGCAGATTTTTGATTATCTACATATTTTTCTTTTAACTCTACATAACTTGTTAGATTTTCTACTGCTATTTCTGGTACCGTTTTAAATCCTATTTTGTTTGATATCTCTTTCATTTCTTCTATACTTGCAAATATCCTTGTAAAATCTTCATCTTCTGTTGGTTTATCCACTATTTCTTGTACCAAATCGAAAGCATAATATGGTTCTATTTTTCCTTGTTTAGCTAGTGAATTATAACTTATCTTTCCTTGATTTAACCATTCACCATATAATACATATCCCTTTGGTAAATATTCTAGTATTTTGTTTTCTCTTTCTCTGGCATATTTAACAAATCCATTTAATCCATCTTCCCCTGTTAATTCATTTGATCTACTATATAATCTTATTTTTCCATTATCATTATAAATTGCAGTATTGCTTCCATCTATTTTTTCTTGAATTACCACTCTTGTTCCTTTTTCTATTTGATATTTTGCATTATCTGGTCTTTTTATTTTACAGTACATTTTCATATTCTTTACCTCTCTTTCAAATATTTATATATTACTCTTTCTACATAAGCTAATGCTTCATAATTGCTTATGTATCTTCCATCGTGTCTGTGTCTTACTGTACTTCTTATTATCTTTATTTCTTGATTATATTGTCTTTTATACATTGTTGCTAATTGATTCTTGCTTAGTCCTGCTTTCCATTTTTGAATTATCTCTTTATCTTGCATACTACACCTCTTTAGATTCTCTTTAGATGTAGTATGCTCTTTTATTTATTTAATAATTCTTTTGCTTTATTTTCAAAATATTGCTTTACTTCTTCTTTATCTTTAAAATATCTATTACACTCTATTTGATAATTATATATATCTTCTGCCATTAAATCTATTATTTTGTCTTTTTCTTTTAGCATTGCTTGTTCTTTTGTCATATGTTAGTCCTCCTTGCTTTTAAATGCTATACCTGCATCTGCCTTCACTATTTTTGTGGTTTGTCTATTTGTTTTTATATATAACATTATTGCTTTTCTTAATGTGTTAGTCATTTTTAAATGGTCTAGTAATATAAATATGCTTTTTATCATTCCTGTAATTATTAAACATATTAATGTTGTTGAGCCAAATATTAATACCGTATAATATAAAATTTCTTTTATTATTTCATCCATCCTAATTCCTCTACTTTCTTATTTATTGCTTGTAGTTCTTCAATTGTAATTCCTTCAAATTTATTAATATTAATTCTTCTGCCATAATTATTAGAATCAATTATGCTTATTTCATTATCTTCATCATCATAAAAACTAACTCCATTAGCATGTTTTTCCTTGTAATTCCATCCTAACCCTTCAAACATCTCATCAGCACTCATTTTATTTATCCTCCCCTAAATATATTTTACCAATATAATCCTCATCTGTTCCTGTTTCTTCTGCTAATGCTGTTATAAGTTTATCAATTGTACTTTCTAATTGTTTTCTTTCTTTTGAAAATTTTTCATCTTGTTTTATCATTTTATTAAACCATTTATCACTTGCTTTGTTGGATTCTTTTATTTCTTGTTCTTGTTTTTTTATTATTATTAAACTCTCATTTAGCAGTGCTATTAATTCTTCTTTATTTTTGTTTTTTAAATTTACAGGCATTTCCACTATCATTTTATTTTCTCCCTTCTAGTAGTTCTTGTAAAGCATTTATCATTGCTTGTAAACCTTCGTTTATTTCATCATATTTCTCAATATAATTGTCTTGTAATTTTTGATAATGTTCTATCTTGTCTTTTACTTTTTGAATTGGAATATAATTTTCATAAATTATTTGTTCTGCTTTTTGTTGTTCTTCTGCCATCCCTTGTATATAAGCATTTTGTTGAATATTTCTATATTTAGTTGCTGTCATTTCATCTAAATTTGGTGTTATTGCTATATATTCTTTTAATTCTTCATTCTCTTTTTGTAAAACTTCATTTATTTCCAATACTCTTTTATAATCTGATAAAATATGTTCTAACATATCTATCGGCACATAAGTCCCTGTCAGATTATTTATTTTATTAACCCTTTTTATTTCTTCTTCTAATTTCTTTATATCTTCTTCTATACTATTTTCTTTCACTTAAAACACCTCTTTTTTGCATATCTAATATAATTTCCTTCTTGTATATAATTTTAAATGTTGTATATACAATATCAGTTCTAAACCAGCCTATTTTATTACATAGCCATTCTAAAAAATCTGATAAATAATCTAATATTACAAATGGAAATAATAATATATAAGTAATAATATACAAAGCATTCATTGTCTTTTTATGTTTATCAGCCATCTTTTTAGTTATTTTTAAATCTTTTGTT